GACTCCACCGAAACCACTATCAGGCAATGCTCGTCGACGTGCCGTGGAAATACCTCACGTGGTCAAAGAAGGGCCGAGGCCGAAGCGCCGACAGGCACTATCCGACCATGACCATCGACGAGATCAAGGCGCTTCCCGTTCGCGATCTGGTGGCGAAGAACTGCGTGATGTTCTTCTGGGTGATCGACAGTCACGTCCTGCTGGCACACGACATCATCAGCGCATGGGGGTTCAAGTACAAGACCGTCGGGCTCTATTGGGCAAAGACGAACAAGGACGGTTCGTTCTTCATGGGCTCCGGCTTTTGGACCAGAGCGAACCCGGAACACGCCTTTGAATGCTATCTCGGCGAAGAGAGCGAGGTCGAGCGCTGCTTCCTGAACACCATCGGCAAGCCGAAACGGACGAACAAAGACGTGCGCCGACTGATCGTCAGCCGCCGCCGAGATCATAGCCAGAAGCCGGACGAGACCCACGAACGGATCGAGCGTCTGGTCGCCGGACCGTACCTCGAACTGTTCGCCCGGCGCTGGCGCGACGGCTGGTCCTGCTGGGGGAACGAACTCAACGAACCGGGACGCGACCCCGAGATGGAAGCCCTGATATGAGGCAACGGTTCCGGCTGATCGCCATCAAAGAGGGTAGCAACATGTCTTGGGGATACGCCACGCTCGGCTGCGACAAAGAGACCGTCACCCGGATCGGCGCGTGGGTGAAGCTCGACGGCACGGCCGGCATCCACGAGGCGCGAGTAATTAAGCACGACCCGGATCGCAAGCTGCTCTACGTCAAGCACTCCGGGTATACGAGCTACCTCGGCCGGGGGACCGGCAACGCCTATAGCCCGGCCCGGTTCGTCGTCTATGAATACGCCGAATTGGCCCACGGCAACGAAATCCATCTCTACGTCGATCTCTTCGGGATCGCCGAGCTTCCCATGAAATGGAGCCCACCCAATGAAACTCACCCTGCATGACGGCGACGTGATCGAGATACCCTTCGAAGGCGCGGCGGCTGGCGGATACCGCGCCAAGAGCATGGAGTTCGCGGCCGATGACCTAACGACCATGCGTCGTTTGCTGGTCGCGAACCCCGAGCACTTGCTGGCAATCCTTCGCCAGCTTGAGGGACGACTACGACGAGTCGACCAACTCTTCCCCGGCGACGGCGAGCCTTTTGATCTAGCGCAGCCCCGGAATGCGCTCGAAACTCTACTCGATCAAAGGCGGCGGGACGCACTCGAACACTATGCGCGGCCCCGGAGTGAAATTATCCGGACCTTCCACTGCCACTATGTCTTCAACGACTGCCCACACCCGCAACTCTGCACGGACCGGTGTCGACTGGGAGAAGGATAATGATCCGCCGCGTTGGAGATGGCTTGGTTGAAGTCACCGGCACGGCCGCGATGTTCTGCGGGCCGTGGGTGAAGTGCCGCGTCCGGAAGGCCCAGACTTGCGTCCTCACTCGCAAGATTATCCCGCCGGGAGCCGAAGCGTACCGGCCGGTGACGAACAGCAGCCAACGCTCCGAACGCGTCAAAGCGGCCGAGATGGAGAGATACCTGAGATGACCACGGCCGTGACCGGACATCGACCGGACAAGCTCGGCGGGCACTCCCGCGAACTCGACAATGCTTTGTCGGCCTTCGCTGTGGGCGTGCTGACCCAGCGGCGGCCGTCCAGCGTTCTTTCCGGCATGGCCTTGGGTTGGGATCAGTCCGTCGCTATCGCCTCTGTACGGCTCGGAATCCCGTTCGGAGCCATCATCCCGTTCGAGGGGCAGGAAAGCCGTTGGCCGAAAGCCGCCCAAGAGACCTATCGGCGTCTCGTCAACGCCGCCAGCTTCGTTCACGTCGTCTGCGAACGGTGGCAGGTCGAAGACGGCGGCGTGCCGTGGGCGCTCCAAGAGCGGAACCGCTGGATGATCGACAACACCTTGGATGTCACCGCACTGTGGAACGGAGACCGCTCCGGCGGCACGTACAACTGCATTCAGTACGCCAAGGAAGGCCGGCGCGAGATCACGAACGTCTGGCTCCAATGGGAAGACTGGTGGGGGAGCGGAGCATACTTGATATGACGGACCGCAGAGACCTTCGAGAACGCATCGCGTGGTGGCTCGTTTGAATGGCTGACCGGAGTCGACTCGTGAAGCTTCTCGGAATGCTCGGCTCGGACTTCGATGGCGAGCGCGCGAACGCGGCCGCCATGATCGCCAAGCTCGCCAAGGCCGAAGGCAAGACCATCGCCGATCTGGTGATGACCGGCGGCGAGACGATCATCTACCGGGATCGCATCGTCGAGAAGACCGTCTATCGAGATCGTCCGGCCGAGAAGGCCCCGGACGATCTGCGGAACTACAGGCCGGAGCACAAGCGAAAGAAAGCGAGTCGGTACGACGCCGCCGGAGCGCTCGCCGGACTCCGGTGGGCACGAGACTTCGAGGAACACCTATCCGGGTGGGAGATGGATTTTATCGAGGACATTCTGCGTAAAACCCAGAGCGACTACGATCTGACCTATCAACAGGTCGCGGCTGCGTGGCGCATCATCAACAAGGTCCGGAGGATCGAAGGGGAGCCCTTGGTATGATCAAGCACGAGACGACGCGCAGCCGCCGTAAACATGGCCCAGACCTTACCGAGCCGCGAGCGCTCAAAGCCGCCATGGAGTATCAGTGGGAACGCCGGGGACTCTGTTGCGCCGTCCGAAAGGCTCGTTGGTCACAAACAGATGAAGACGGCCGCGTCATCAGCGCGGGATACAAACTCGAAAAACCGAAGGACCTGAAATGACCCTACTGAAAGACGGCCGTGACCGCCAAATCCAATGCGACTACTGCACCACAACCACGGAGGTCTACGATACCGATGACTTCGACATGATGCTCGGCGTCGCCAAGGACGAGGGCTGGGAGATTAGCATCCACGGCACGACATGGACGCACAAGTGCCCGGCCTGCCGACACGGCGGGCTCGATAGGCAACGCAAGCTTTTGGGCCTCTAGCGGTGTGCCGGATGCTTTCGGATCGGCAAAAGTGGCGTGGGTGGACCGGCCTTCTCGATCATCCCGCGAATGGTTTGTTCGAACCGTGTGGCCGCATCTTGCACCCGTTCGCTGGATGCAGATACCGCGTCGCTCACTTCTTTTCGTGAACCGTCCCTAGGCATCAGGATCGCCTTTAACATCTTCTGCACGGTGAGATTACTCCCGGCTGCTATGCAGGAGCAGGTCGGAAAGCCGATTAAGCGCGGCTGCTGTCGTCTCGTTGGCTCTAACGCTCTCCCGACCTACGTCGTAGAGGGTTGTGTGTAGCTCTTGGTTGCGAGTGTAGAGCTTCCACACCGCGAGACCTAAAGCGAGGATGATGAGCCCAGATAGTCCCTGTTCCAACAAAAAATTGACCGCTTTTTCCAATGCTCCAGCGCTCTCCATTACCGCAACCCACCCGTTAGAACCAGATTCGGATTTTACTCAGTCTGTCTGGTTATTGCGTCCTAGCTCGATACCTCTGGCCAACGTGGCGGCATTTTCTTCGCTCTTCGCAACCCCTTCGGCCACGCCCTCCTTTCGCGAGGCGGCTCGAATGATCTCGATCATGGAATTCGTGTTCGTCTCCGTCTTCTCGACCTTCGCTCTCGTCACGAGGGCGACGTGAAGGCTGTAAAGCACTCCGAACAACGTCAAGATTGCCGGGATTGTTCCGATGAGCGCGATGATGAGAGCCTCACTCATTTCACAAGTCCCTGTGCGTATCTCTTCATGAGGTCAAGATACCACGCGTGGAAAGACCAAATGACGCGCTCGTCTTGTTTGCGCGCGGCTCTTTCGACACCCGCGATCTCGTACTCGCTCATATTCGCGTAAGCCCCCTCGTCGACCGTGGCGGTCTTCACGTAGGCCGGCGGGTCCGGGAGGTTCCGGATCGATGCCTCTTCCGTCGGCCTACCGGATGTCGAGCAGGCGCTCAAGGCGATCAGGAGGAATAGGGTCGTCGCCGCCTTGCTCAGCGAGTAGAGCCCTAAGCGCTTGCAAACTCTGTTCGTTCTCGACATTGGCCGCTTCCATCTCAATCGTCTGTTTTTCGGCTTGCGCTTTCGCGACGGCGGCGATCTTCACGTCTTCCCGCATAATGGCGATCTGCGCGTTCAAAGACTCGATATCGGCCTCTCGCCAAGCCGCATTGTACCCGGCTCGATACATCCCGAACAGAAGCCCCAGAACCGCAACGACCACAACTGCATACGGCCAGAGCCTCCAAAGCATTACTGTCGCGCCCCCGACTGGAAAGCCTCGGTGCCTTTCTTCTCGCCGTTCCGGGCGACCAGATAGATCGACGCAGCGATCCCAGCCGCCAGCAACAGCCAGACGTACGACGGCACGTCTGTCAACCCCTCCTGCACAGGTTTAAGCTGGGAGATGGCCCCGGAGAGGTTATCCCCTACCCCAGACAGGAGCGCCGCACCGCCGGCCGTAATGGACGAACCGAGCGCGACGATCTTGGAAATCCAATTCGACTTGACCTCCGGGACTTCAGCGCGAACTTCCTTGTTGGTCGCGAGCGCCCGAGCATCCGATATTTCACGCGGCTTCGCGACCATCAGGGCCGCGAGAAACTCGTTGTTGATCTCCGGCACGAGCGGCAACTCGTTGTCGAGCCGGAAGGCGAGGATTGCGCCTTTCGTTTTGGTCGCCATGATGCCGTCGACCGTCCCGACGTCTTTGTACCCGAGATCGCTCAAGCGCTGCTGCGTTGAGAAAATGACGGTCTTGTCCGTAATAGCGGTCGAAACGGAGGCCGGCCGGTATGGTGCCGGAGACGGAGCCTCGGGTTGCTCGGCAGCGTCGCGCGACCACGGCGTATCCGGAATCTTCGCCCACTTGGCGTAGTTCGCGGCGAGTTTGGTGTCGTACTGGTTCTTGGCATATCCGGGACCATTGTAGACCCGAGCGACGACCGCCCACCGATGGGCGCGCAGATCGTCGTCAATGCCCGTGGCAACAAGGAATTGGATGGCAGCTTCGAGGCAGTTTTCCTCGTCGTCCATGAACGCGCGGACCATGGTCTGCACGTCCGGGTAGCCGCACTCCTTGTAGTTCTCGCCGAGGACTTGGAAGAGGCTCCACGAGCACGCCAACAGCGCGGCGGTCTCGTTGATTTTGATCGCCCTCAATAGGCGCGGATAGCTGTCCTTCGGATAGGGCTTCGTCCCCCAGCGCTTGTAGGCCAGACCGGCCTTGACGGCGGCATCCTGCTCGGCCCCAGCGAGGTTGCGGTAGAAGACGTGCGGCTCGAACAAGATGACGGGTCGACCCTTCCGGTCGAAACCGTTGCCGGTCGACTCGGTATCGATGAAGGCGTGAAGCTCATCCTCACCGACGCCGATCTCGGCACCGCGCTTCGGAAGGTCGATGTCGTCGAGTTTTTTGGCCCGTCCAACGAAGTCATTCCAATTGGTCATCGTCAGCCCCAATTTATCGCGACTCCCGTATAGCCTATTGACGGTTGCGTATCCAGCACCTATTTCCGTGTACACGAGACGCCAGAGATAGCCGCAGGAGAGCCGCCAATGTCGAAAGCAACACACCTGTGCCGCGAGTGCGGAACCGCCATAGCTGCCGACCGGAAGCCGAATGCGAAGTTCTGTTCCGACGCATGCAAGGCCGCATGGAACAACCGCCGCAAAAAGCGCGGCGCAGACATCTACGATCTCTGGATGGCCATGCGGTACGAGCGCGACGAGGCCAAGCGCCTCGGCGTGTGGAAGGAAATGTGCCGGCTCTCCGAGAAGTGGCACGAGCAAGATACCGCCGCCGGGATCGTCTCGTACGAGAACCCGACCGTGGTCCTGCAACGCCTCAAGGACAATGGGAAGCTACGCCGGGGGCGGATATATCCCGGCACCGCGCCAAAGCGCCGCTAGCCGATGACGCGAGGATGCGAGGTTACGGTTTCCGACCCCACCTCCAAAGAAAGAGACCGCCCGCCCACAATGTCTTGCTTGCCTCTAACTACAGGAGCATAGAACACGAGGTGTTCCGGCCTAATACGGCTTGCGCGAAATCCCTTGACCAGTGCAGCAAGCTCGGCAGCATTTAAGACGACATCCCATATCGCTAGTTCGGCAGTTTGGCCGTTGGTGAATGGACTGGCTACGGAGCCGTAGCTTGACGAACCATTCAAAACAACTTCTGTGCCGCCGACGGTCGACGCGGAAGTATTAGCGCTAGTACCATCCAGCACGCCCTCGACATAAGAACGCACGTTTGTGCCGTCAAACGTCGCAGCGTAGGACCTCCAAACGTCTCCCACAAACGAACCGGCGGACATCTGCGCCGGTACGTAGCTTCCAGACCGGTGATAATTACTGCGCACGAAACTGGCCGAGGTGTGGTCCCACGCGAACTCGTCGTGAGAGTAACCCGAATTGAACCCTCCGCGCATGCCACAGGCGAAACGAAATCCAGCCGTTGAAGGAGCCACCGAACTGCGGGCAAATATGTGGCGGGTGTATATCGCGTTCAATGGGTACGTAGCCTCCGGTATTGTCACGAGGATTCGATACGCACCACTACCGGACAGGGCCATCTTACTGCTCCACCAGCGCAACGCGCAGAAGCTCGGCGTCACCCGTTGCCGTGTCTGTCGCGACATCGCGCCGGACACGCAGGCGGAAGAGATCGCCCGCCGCGAGGCTATCGATGCCCGCGCCGTCGGCGATGTTCACCGACATCTTCAACACCTGCCCGGAAGTCCCCGGCACGGTAACTGCCGTGACCGTAGCGGCCGTTGCAAAACTGTCGGAATTGATGTCGTCCGTCGAAGCTTGCGTGCGCTCGAAAGCGATGTCCCATCCGACCGTGCCGGTGATCGCAGTCGAGAGGGCGCACCACAACGTAACGGTGACCCCACCAGCAGCGTAGTCCGATGGCAAAATCCCCGTGAAAATGGCGGCCTCTTGCGTCGTGCCATCGAAATCCAACACCGGACGACTGTTGCGAGCGTCCAACGTCGCATAGTTCGCAGCCGGCGGTTCGTTGTCGATGGGGGACCATTCGAGATGCCACGCCCACGTGCCGCCCCCGGTCGGGGTTATCCACTCGGCAGCATCTTCCAACGCGTTTACCGCCAGCACCTTGCCGGCGTTGCCAACAAGGCCGGGAAGACCTGCCGCGCCACCCGAAAAAACTTGCCACGCCGCACCATCGAATTGATACAGGTTCGACGCGTCGGTCACGTAGACCATATCGCCTTCAATCGGAACGATGTAGACCCACGCGCCGTCGTCCCGGATGGCGATCTCGTCGCCGTTTGCGTCGGCCGTCGGGACGATGTAGATGTCGCCATTCGTCGGCGATCCCGGAAGGCTGGTCGTCTTGCTGATGGCTTTGCCCTGAACGAGCACGGAGAGCGTGCGCAGGTTGGTATCCATCCCGGTATTCCAACCGTCTTCGCCGAGGGTCCAGAAGGCCGAAAGGCCCAAACCCGGAAGCGTTCGAGAGGTCATGCAGACCCTCCATAGTTGTAGCCATAGGCGTAGCCATACCCTGACTCGATGATGATGAAAAGCTCGTGACCCTGCAACGAGGTATAGCCATCGCGAACTGCTTCGACTTTAACCCACGCCGCTCCCGCCCCCAAGAACTCCGCATGAGTCAGGTCGTAGGACGCTCCGGTAATCCCGGTGATGGTATTGATGACCGCGCCCAAGACATCCGTAAGCGTAATCGTCGTGGTCTGGCCGGCCTCGGGGGCCACGTCCGCCGCGTCCCACGCGAGAATGATGGATTCTTCGTCGAGCCGGCTCCGGCGCGACCATGTGAGCGCCACAGGATCGGTTGCTTCACTATGGACAACCCCGAAGGCCGTCCCGTTGGCTTTCACGTTCGCCGGCCGGGACGGAAGATACGGTCGATCCATAGCGGTCACTTGGAGAAGCGTCGCGTCGGAGATGTCCAGCACGCCTTTGGAGGTCCGAGGCAGGACGTAGTAGTCGACGACTTCCGCGACAGATCGGGCCTGACCATCCATGTAGACTTGATTGGGATCGAGGAACCAGACCGGCGTCCCGATGGGCCACGCCTTCGGCACCGTATCCAGCACGCCCCGTTCGATGCTGATATTCGTCGCGTCGACCGCCGTAACCAAGGCAAACTCGATCTCGGTCTCATCGCCGTCCCCAATGAGGATGAGATTGCCTGACCGGGGGTCGTGCCCCTGAGTGCGCGAAAGCGTATACGGAATGGTCGATGACACTCCCTGCGCCAAGGCCGCCTCGATAGTCGCGCGCGGGATGATGGTCTTCTCGCCGAGCGATCCGATGATGGTATTTCCGGCCGCGTCCGTGATCTCGCCATAAAGCTCATGGGACGCCGTGTCGGTTCCTGACTGCGCCGCGAGAACGCCGACGTAGACGGCCGGATAGACCAACAACTGCTGCGCGACATCACCGCCGCCGAGATACTTAGCGGCCGTGAAATAGGACATCGTATACCCGAACTGCGCCAAGGCCGGAGACGGGTTCTCGCTCGGGTCGATCCAAGAAGACGGGCCGGGAATCGTGTATTGCGCCGTCGCCAGCGCAAAGGTGTCTTCTACCAACGAGACCTTGATCGAGGCGGCTCCCGGCTTCCCGTAGTCAATCGGACCGACCCGCATGACGATGGACTCGACGTTATCCTCGGGCGATGCAATTTTTACGACATCACCGGGAAGCAGGTCCCAGTTCGCGCGGTCGGTCTCCACGTCACAAGACGCCAGCGGGGCCGAAGCAACCCGGAGATCGCGGTTCGCCACGAAGCTCGCAAGTTCGATGGTTCGAACGCCGTAATAGTTGCGACTGTCCGAGACTATGCCGCCCTGCATGGCGATGTTGCCGGTATCCTGAACGGTTAGAGCCGTGGTCTCTTCCGTCTCTGGGTCGGTCCACGAGACCACCAGCTCATTGATCGTCTCGCCCCAAAGCTTCCGCTTGAAGTTCGTGATGTCGGCGTTGTCCGGGGTGATCCACCGCAGCGTATCCGAGTCATAGTCGTTTCGGATGAGTTTGAGCGTGAGCAGCCCGGTGCGCGGATTGACGAAGAGCGCGCCTTCAATGTGGTTCAGAACTTCGGTCACGAAGGATTCGATGTCTGTTTGTCGAGTCCAGATAATCGACAACCCGAACCCTTCCCAGAACAGCGTGTGCGAAGCGGCCGTAAACGATGCGAGATCGATAGCCGAAAGGTCAGCCCCCATGCCCCATGTCGTGTTGATCAAGCTCTCGTAGATGATATGCGCCGGATTGCTGTCGAAGACCGGACCGGATGCCGGGAAGAGCGCGGAGTTCACCGCGTTCAGTAGCGCGCTGATATCCGACCCGGAGACGACCGGAACACCATCGCCCGGAGTGTTGTCGAGCTTATACGTGTCACCCCCAGAAAGATCGATGTTGATGCCGTAGCAGTCAACATCCGTTCCGGCGGACGTATTGAAGCTGCCGGACCCCTGATCGAGAAGATCGGCTATGATCCCAGCGGCGGTATCGTCCGAGGTCCCTGTCGCCTCGCCGTCCGTGATGAAGATCATGACGCGCTTCTGGATTTCCGGGACGGACAAGGTGTTGGTGAAGAACGTTAGCGCGGCCGAGGCCGGGATGTCGAAATACGTGCCGCCGCCGATGACGAGATTGTTCACCCACGTGATCAGGGCGTCGATGTCGCTTGGAGACGCGTTGATTTTCTCGTTGTACCGAAGGTAGTCCGACCAACCGGCGAACCCGATATCGATCCGTGAACCACCAGCCTGCAAGAACGACTTAACGCCCTGAAGGACCTCGGTAATCGCCGCCTTCGCGGTAGTGATCCGCTCTGATAGCGGCGGCCCCATGGAGCCGGAAAGATCAAGCGCGAAGAAGAGCGCACGTCCGTCGGTATACTCACCGCGATAGATGCGGGCGTACTGATCTTCCAATCCGACCGAAGCCCGCGAGACGGTCGCCCACGTCCCCTTGAGGTACGGCGTGTTGGCCGACCAGTAGAAGCCCCGGCCCGATCCATTTCCGCCGGTCATGAAGAAGTTCGCGATCCCGCGATAGGCGGGCATATCGGCTACCGATAGCCCGAACTTGCTGGCAATCCAACTCGGTATGGTCTGCGTGGCATTACCCGGCATGAAAGACACTGCGCCGCTAACGCCGCCTTCCTTCTGCTCGCCGCCGAAAAGGTTCTCTTCGCTTATCGTAAAGGTGGTCTCGGCGGTAGCCTGACCGGTCCAAACCTGCTTGTCACCTACGAAGATCGCGGACATGTTGTCAATCGGCCCGGCGCAGATGCCGAACTGCATCGACAGGTAGTATTGGGTGACTTGGGTTTCCGACCCGCCTTTTTTACCCACGGTCGTCTTCTTTCTCTACCGTGGCGATGACCCGCATGGCGTGCCCATCCCCGATCTCGCGCAGACGTTCGATGTCGATCCCATCCTTCAGGAAGGCCCGAAAGTCGAGATCGTGTAGCTCAAACCATGTACGAATCTTCGGCGCGCAATAGCCCGCCCGACGGATATCGGTCACGGTCACGATCCGGCTCATACCTTGATCGTTTTCGTTTGCTTGCTCTTTTCCCCGTACCACAGGATATTCAACCCCTTAACCGTGACTGTGCCGAACACGACCGGGACGGGCTTTCCCGAATCGGCGGTTGGATCGTCCAAATCCGAAGCCGCCGCCGGCTTGTCCGTCTGCGTCTTCGGCATGATAAGATACGACACGATGGAAAGCGCCAGCCCCACCAGAAGCCAAATCCACCACGCGCCGTGCTGGTCACGAACGAACCGGTGGAGAAGCCGCTTGAACCGGCGCAATCGATACTTCGTTTTCCAGCGCATCAGTAGAACTCGCTGCTCGCGGACTTGATCGGGTTCTTGGTGGGTATCCATTTACACCCACCGTAGTTCTGGCCGTTGTTGTGGAGGTTGGTGCAGTCTCCGACACCATCTCCGGTAGGGCTGGTTTGGTGATTACACCCAAGAGTCACACTGACGGTATCCCCGACCGCCAGATCGAGCAAGGCACCCGCGAGGGTAAGCGCATTGCCCGAAGTCTTCAGGACCATCCGCGTAACCGTTTCCCCGGCGGCGTTGGTCCAACTGAACTCCCCCTGCCGATACTTCTCGGCCGAGTGGGCGTTCCATCCCGGCGCGAGCGTTACTTCATACCCGGATACGGCCGTGACCGTTCCGGTGACCGTCGCTGCCACACGGCTCGCCCGACAATCCGGACCGTAGAGGTAGTGCGGACACGGGATTTGGTAGAACCTCCGAAGCCCAGATCGGCGAAGGCTCGTCGAGACAGGCTCGGCCGACATCACCCGCTCCGACCCATCGCGCTCGTAGGAGAGCACCCGGCCCGCCCATGCGACCAAGAATTCGTTGTCGGGATCGTCGAGATGGCCCTGCCGTATCGTCAATGTGACTACGGCTGCGGGCGGGTAGTCCCGGAAAATTTCGGACATCGACAAGTCTTTCGCCGCGCGGAGCGAGAGCGCCGATTTGTCGAGCGTCCCGGTGGATTTCACGCTCTCTCGCGAGATCGGAACAGCCGTATAAACCTTATCGCCATTGCCGTCGTTGAAGGTGATGTCGTTCTCGGCGTTCGTGTAGGCGTAGTAGGACCCCGCCTGAGCGCCGTACCGAAACAGATAAAGCTCGACCGGTTGTCCGGAATAGCGACTGGTTTCCTTGTCGGCAAAGGCCATGGGTTCACTCGGCGGCTAGGGCTTCCAGCGTCCGAAACGCCAGAGCGAATTGGGCGACCCCCGCCGTTTCCCACTGGATGGTGAGCGTATCGGAAGCCAGACGACAGACCGGAAGATAGCTCACATATGCTATGTTTTCCGGAGCCATCGTTGTAGACCAATTGTTGCCACAGTTGAAGACCGAATCCGAGCCCGACAGCACCACGTTGCTGATCGTGTTGACCTCATAATTCCCGTTCTTCAGCTTGACGAATACCGCTTTATTGACCTCTCGGGAACTCGTTCGATCCCCCAGCGCATACACCCCGTAGTCGTGTGGGCCGGCGGTCTTCAGCGTCTTCGTACCGCCCGTTAGGTTGGCGATGGGCACGAGATCGGCCAGCCCGGTAGGCGCGTAGAACTCCCCCTGCATGCCCTTCATGCGCCGGAAGAAATCGACGACCTCCTTGACCTCGGCCTGAGATCGACCGAGGTACGTGCCGCGCCAATTCCGGTACATGAATGACGAGAGCGAGAACAACGTAACCCGACCTTGGTCGTAATCGACGGATTCCCGACTCGCCCCAAAATCGAGATTGACCGTGCTCTTCCAGTTGGGAGACTTCAGGAAAAGCTCCCGGCCGTTGAACGTGTCCGTGGCCGCCGGGGGGTCGGGATAGTAAAGCGACCCCGGCTCGACGTTCAACGTGATATCGCCGATTGCCACGCCGCGCGCGGCCATACCCAGCTTCGTCCCGGCGTCGATCCGGCAGGCTTCCGTCGGACGCAACCGCGCGCCGGACGGATACGTCGCGCCGACAACGCCGTACGTCGTGACCGTCGAGCCCGCCACACTCTTGACCTTAACCAGCGCCCGGACCCCGTTATTGTACGAAAGCTGGCATACCGCGTCTGCGACCAGCCAGTCCGGGACACTCGACACGTCGAAGGTGTTTCCTCCGGCCGACAGATCGCTTTCCGTGTACACCGAGACCAAGGGATTGGCCGCGTACGTGATCTGATCGAACCGGTCAGTGATGATCCGCTGGGCCGCCCGGAAGTCGTCACGGATCGGCATGGCCTTGTAGGACCACGACTTGCGCGGGTTGGTCCGTCGCGCGCGACGTTGCTCGGTCAAACTGCGGAACGTGATGATGTCGGTCTTGAACTCGTAGACCTCTTCGACCTCGTTCTTCCAATTCGGGACAATAGGCCAGCGCAACCCGTTATCGAACGAGAGTTCCGGTGACGCGACAATCGCCGCCGAACCTACCGGTGCCGTCGCGAGCAAGTTGTAGACGATGATGTAGGCCGGACTCCCGACAACCGCCGCGCCGCCCGTGACGTTTCCCGTCGAGAGTGATGCATCTGTCATGCGCTATCCTCACGCGGGAGCCGGCAAGCGAATGTCGAACGCCGGCAAAGAGAAAGACTGTCCGGCGGTCACTGCGACCAACGCGTCGAGGGTATTCGCGACCAAGAGCCTCGAATTGACCGTATCGGCGATGGCATAATGCGTGGCGTTCCCGGAGGACGAGATCGCCCCGGTTCCGGTAATGGCGGCCACGGTCACCTTTCGTCCGTTGGGAGTAGCGGCCGCCGGAGCGCCGATGGACGGAGTGGCGGTTCCCAAGCTCACTGCCGCGATCCCGGCGTATGTCGTCGGTTGGGCCGTACAAATGTGAAGGATGTTCGCCTCGGTATCGAGGGCGTTCAAGCCCGCGTCGTAGACCCGATCTCCGAAAAGTGCGCTCATGGATTCATCGCCTGTTTGACTGCGGCCGGGTTCGCCCTGACCCAATTGAGGAAAGCCCGCTCACCGACCTTGGAGTTCAACGCCTCTTCGATGAAGCTCCCCGTGTCGAAGGCATTCACGATCTTGAGGCCCATCGACGCCGGATCGCTCTTCGCGCCGGCCGCCGCCGCGCCGCCATTGAGGATATTGCGCGGATCGGACGTCGACAACACTTCTTCGTTGTTCTTCAGGATGTACGGAACTTCGCCCGGCTGAAGACCAGCGATGCCACCGCTATGGAGCCGCGCGGCGTTCATGAAGATCATTGGGTCGACTGTCCGTCGTTCGGACGATCCGCGTCCCACGACCGCGCCCGTATGGGCACTACCCACGCCCGCGACGCCGCCGAGCCCGAAGCTCCGCAGCGCGTTGAGGATGGCCTGCTGGATGATCATCTGAGCGATTTGCCGTAGGAAGTCGGCCGCGAACTTGAGGAACGCGTCGCGAGCCGCCTCGCCGATGTTCTGCCCTTCGGCCACGGCCTGTGCGAATTGATCGAACGCGCTCGTCAACCCCGAGGCGAACAACTGTCCGACCCGACTCCAGTCCAAGTACGACGTTTGCGCCGTCGTATGCATCTTGACCTTGAGCGTGTCGAGTTTCGTCAGCGCGACATCGGCCTGCGATCCGCCAATCGCCTGCCACATTCCCTCGGCATTGGTAATGGCTTCAGTCAGCTTGAGATTTACGTCCTCAAGCTGCGTGCCCAACTCTTGCACGCGGCCCTCGTCGCCTTCCTTCCGAGCCTCATTGATCTCTTTGATCAACGCCTGCTGCTGGGAGTAGTAGGCGTTCGCCTGCGACAGCGCCTCATTGGCTTGCTGGATTTCGGACTTCTGGTCCGTGACCTGCTGCTTCGAGTCGTAGAGCTTCCCGGTGATCTCCCGGATCGTGTCAAGCTCTTGCTTGGTCAACTCGTGCCCAGCCGCGCGGGCCTTCTGGGTCTCTTCGAAGAGCGCCTTCTGGATCGTGGCCTCGCGGGTCATCTTCCCGGCGTTCTCAGCCTCTTGCTGCTGGATCGAGAGACGATTTTGCAGGTCTTCGGTGTACGTCTGATCGGCCTCGATCTGCTTTTCGATGCTACCGGTGGACGAGAAGACCCCGGCTTCGAGGTTCCGCCGATTCTGGTTGATCCCTCCGTTGTCCCGGCCGAGCGCCTGAATAGCCTTGGTGATGACCTCGTTGCTGCCTGACTGGAAGGCTTTGACGATCCGGTCGGGCAAAGCCCCGTAGTTGTACGAAATACTTGCCAGCGCGCCTTGTTGCTGCGGCGTAAGCTGATTGAACGTGTCGGCCCCGATCTTCCCGGAGATTTCGCTGAAGATGTCCTCGATCCGTCGGTTGAGATCACGGTTCGCGTCCTGAACACTGACGCGCATGCCGTCGACGACCTTTTGGATCGAACCGTCGGCGAGCGTGACCGTATCGGACGAAAAGCCAACCCGTGGCCGTCCGTCGGTATCCGTGAACGTCGTAGCTTGGAAACCCTCGGTCTGCATGATGAGTTTCTTGGCTACGTCTCGACCGGTACCCAACCCGCCGAAAGCTTTGTCCGCTTCCTGCTGATAGAGTTGGTTCAACGAGTTATTGTACGCGGTTGTGGCCGCGTTCACTTCGCCCATGGACGACGCGAGTTTCACGGCCGACTCATAGGCCGCATCAAGTTTCACCCGCGCCTTGTCGAGCGTCGAACTCAAGTTGCTGTCGAGATCGGGCACGACCCCATTCAACGCATCCAGCGCCTCTTGGAACTTCTCGGCTTTCTTCTTCGCTTCGTCGAGCGCGTCAGCCGCCTTGTCCGATCCGTCCGACAACCCGAGGACAGCCTTGGCGGCCTCGTCGGTCGGGTCCTTGAACAAAGCGAGAACAGCTTCGGCTTCCTTGACATTCTTCTCGACCTCGGCCGCGCTATCCGCGACCGCCAAAAGCTGCAAGGCCACGCCGCGATCCAGCTTCGGATCGGCCTGCGCGAGCGCGTCGATTTCGGCCTTGAAACCCTCGGCGGAGATTTTCCCGGCCTTGAACAACCCGACCAAAATCTCGATCTTCTTGGCCGTGCCGGCCGTGTCGACTCCAAACACGTCCACCGGGGCTTTCGCCTGCGACCGGATTTGGTTCAGCGCATCCCGGAGCTTCTGAAGGTTGGCGACGGCCTGCGTGGTACTGCCACGGGCGATTTCGTCGGCCCAATTGCCAGCTTGTCCGGCGGCCGCGTCATAGGCGTTCTTGACGGCATCGACCATCTTTCGATGCTCGTCCATGGCCACCGTGGCTTCGTCCGTCTGGGTCACCCAGAGGCCGATAGCTATCGAGATCGCCGTGATCGCCAGACCGATGCCCGTAGACGACAGCAACGCCCGGAGTGCGAGCGTCAGCCCCCGGAACGCCGTCGTCGCGAGCCCGACCGACACTGCCGCGCCTTCGGACGACGCCGCCGTAGCGATCATCGACGCGCGCGTGGCGGCCATGATCGTCCCGACGTGCTGCATCCGCGTAGCGAGTTGGACGAAACTACCGGCGAGCGCAATGAGCAAGGGCGCGAGCTTGATACCAATGAAGGCCGAGGCCGCCACGACCAAGAGCTTGAAGTTCTGAACCGCCAACCCGATGGCGCTGGTGAGTACGCCGAACCCCTGAGAGATACGCCCCGCGAACGTCTGGAAGTCCACGTCGCGCAACAGCGCCGTAAGATCGCGCAACAGGTTGGTGAAGGCTTCGAGGAACCCGGCGTTGCCGAAGGCCAACAACGCCTCGAACGCGGCGTTCTGGAACTGCCCGAGCGCCGTAATCGTGGTCTTCAAAGCTTCCGGCAACTGCGCCTTGAACCGACGATCCAATTCGTCGGCAAAGCTGACCAGCGCGTCGCTACTGATCCGCCCGTTCTCAATATCTTTGTAGAACTGCCCGAGTTGATCGTCCGCGTAGCCCAAACCCGCCGCCATAATTCGAACAGCACCGGGGAACCTATCCCCGAGTTGCTGCCGAAGCTCTTCCATCTGGACGGTTCCCTTACCGACAATCTGGCTGAGCGCGACGAAGGTGCCTTTGACATCTTCCAGCGACAGGTTGTTGACGCGCGCCGCCTCGGCAACGGAGATGAAGATTTTCCGGGTCTTCTCGCCTTCGAGGTTTGTCCCCTGCGTCGCAACGGCGAACTTCGAATACTCGTTCGCCATGACGCCGAACTGGATACCCAGCCGCTCGGCGTTACGCCGCAGGAAATCAAGATCGTCAGCCGTCTTCCGGGTGTCGCCCGTGTTGATGACGTTCAACCGGTTCTGGGCCGATTGGAGCGTCTGATAGGCATCCACGGTCTGCTTCAGGATGTTGATGACCGCGTAGAACCCGGCGTAGGTCGTGATGAGTGCCAGAACCTCGCTGCGGAGACGCTGGGTCCACGAAAGGGCCTGCCGAGACTCACCGTAGAGCTTGCGATACGCCGCTGCCAGCGTGTTGGTCTGCGCTGCGGCGGTCCCGGCGGCCGATCCGGCACTCCGGATGGACGCTCCGGTCGTACTGACCTGCACGCCGGCCCGATTGACGTTCGACGAGAACAGATTGTAGCTCTGGGCGGCCTGCGCGGCCCGCTCACGCACTTGAGCGAGCGCTGTGCCCGTCTGCCCCTGAATGGCGACAAAAGCCGCCTGCTTGGCCTTCAGGCCCTCCACACTCGTCGCGGTCTGCTTGAGGACCCCGGAGAGTTGATGCAATGCGTCCCGTTGGGTGATGTATTCCTGTTTCGCTTGCGCCGCACCGGCCCGCGCCTTGATGAAGCTTTCGGCCATCTCGCGAGTCGGAACGCCAACTCGGCTGATCTGCGCGGCCAGCTTGCCGGCCTCAGCCTGAAGCTCGACCCACGTACGCTTGGTCTCAAGCAGCGTCCGACGTTGTTTATCGAACGACGACTGAAGCGCGGCTCCCGACTTCGAGGCCAGTTCGAGCATAGCCGCGTCGGCCTTGTTGGCCGCCACGGCGAATTGCTGCAACTCGGTCTCGGCCCGAACGATCTTCTCGCCCTGCCGAGCAAGCGCCCCGTCGGTTTTCTCGGCGGCCTCAGCCAGAGAGTTCTCGTTACGTTCCGCGCCCTTCGAGGCGGTCTTCAACTGCTCGTAGTTCGTCGTGATCTTCGCAAGGACCGCGCTCTGTTTGGCGAACGACGCCGCCCCAGCATCCGACCGTTGTTGCAGCGTGGCGATGGCCTCACCCGTCTGCACCATGCCTTGCCGGGTAGTCGCGAGGCGCTCCCACAAACCGTTCAGCTTGGCCGTCTGCTTCTCGACAGCCACGCTGGCCGCTTCAACGCGCGTCCGGAAGGTCTGCGTCGGGGTGGCCGTTTTGTTCAGTTCGTCGGAGAGCGTCCGATACTTCTGCGCCGCCGCCGCAACACGTTCTTGCTGCTTGACGATGGACGTCGACAGGCGATCCTCGGCCGACGCGAGCCGGGTCCGCTCCGCGTTCGCTTTGGTGAGCGCGGCGGTAAGCTCGTTCTGCACCGCCCGTGTCTTGTTGAGGGCCGCTTGCTGTTTGGCCTGCGCGGCGGCTGCACCGGCCGTCTTCGCCGTCAGCTTCTCGGTTTGGAACGTCGCGCGATCCAGTTGCGCGGCCGTCTCGGCCGAGGTCTTTTCGAGCGCAGAGAGTTCGGACTTGAGCCTGCCGACAGCGGCCGAAGCCCGGTCGAACTCTTGCGTGATCCTGTCGCCGCCGGAGAGCCCCTTGAGTTCGGAGTCGAGCTTGGCGAGCGCCGTTCCGAGAGCCCCGAGGGTGCTGTTCGTTTTACCGGCGCTCGTCCCGAGCTTGTCCTGCGCTCCGATGAACTCGTTGATGGCCGCCGTGATCGAGTCGACCACATTGGCGGCTTCATCTTTCGCGCGGATTACGAGATCAACGTCTTTCCGCGTCATCTGGGGGGTCGCTCCCGTACTCTTGCTGGCCTTCTAAGACCCGCGTCTCGACATTGAGCTGGTCCACCAGTTCTTGGAATTGGGTTCCCATCTTCATCGACAGAATAGAGCCAATCGCGGACTGAAGTAGATTCGCGTCGGTGACGATACTGCCATTGACCCGCTCAATAACCAAGGCCGATTCGTCGCCCAGCATTCCGAGTGGGTACAGGCGCGCGTCCGGGTGCCCGTGAGCGAGCAATAGGCTCACATTGCGTCGGAGTCCCCAAAGCCACTTTCGGAAACTTGGAGCCTCACCTGCTGCATCAGCCCGGCTGTGCCCGTCAGCATCCGAATGATGGACTCCGCGAAGTTTTTTAGTTCTGCTTCGCTGGTGAAGGTGAGATTGAACATGGCTTCCAGCGCGCGCGTTTGCTGCTGGAAATTGAGCCGCGAGGCGATCTCGGCCGCTTCGGTGGACGTATCATCCGAAGCCAGAGCAATGGCTTTGCCGACCAAGGCCGGAAACTGCGGAACGAGGTCTCGGATGAGCGTCTTGACATCTTTTTCCGTGAGGGGCGTTTCGCGCGCACCCGTGATCCGTCCGAAAGCAAGAGCCAACTCCGGACCATAGGAGTTAGCCAGCGTGATCAGATCGGCGAACGATAGCCCGCGAACGGTGAAGGACCCGCCTTTGACCGTAATGGTCTCGGTGGGAATTTGAAGGTCTCGAAGTCCCATTTTGCACTCTCTCTGTCAGGATGAGAACACGCCGGGCCGTAGCCCGGCGCAGGCCCGTCATAAGCGACGGGGGGAATTAGGAGTAAGCCGGCCGGCCGTCCAGATAGATCGCCTCGCCGTTCGCGGTCTTCAGGAACGACAGGTTAAACGGAATCTGCTGCCATTGATCGCCCTTGAGGGCATAGTCGCCGTTCGGGGAGACCTTCACGTAGGGCATGAAGTAATCGTAGTCGGTGCCCTTCGGGTTGTTGGCGATGTACCGCATCGCGCCGGTCACCGGCTCCGAACCGGAGATCACACGCTCGCGCGTGTGGGCCGCAACCGAATAGGCCACGTCGATGTCCATGCCGTTGGTGATCGCGCCGCCTTCGACGAACGACAGGAACCCGAGATCGTAGTTCATCGTATAGTCGGTGCCTTCGATAAACGACGTGCCGGTGCCGCCGGTCAGTGTGGCGGCGGCCCACGAAGCGACCGTCGAAGCCTCGGTCGTCGCGACGGAGTTGCCCGCCGTCCCCTCAACCAGCGCGGTCGCGGTCAAAACACCTGCCGTGTTAGCCGCGCTCACGTCCGGATGCTGAACAGTGCCGGTGCCGTAGGTCGTCCCCGCCGTGCCGCTATCCATGATGGCCGCGACCAGATTGGTCGCCGTGCCCGTCTGGTCCGCGCCGATATCGACATCGTAAGCCACGGCCGGATCGGTACGGAGCGTGTAGGTGACGCCACCGATGGTCACCGTATCGCCGTCAGCCCCCGCACCCGTGAAGGTCAAGACCCCGGTCGCGGCAACGAGCGTCGCACCGTTGAGCGCAACGTTGAAGCCGATCTTCGAGACGCCCTGATACCCGGTCGGATTCGAGGCCGTGATGCCAAGCTGATAGCTGCTGCCGGCCGACACACCAGACAGGGTTTCGGTCGCCAAAGCGACGCTGGCCTGCGCAAGCGTGACGCTCGACCCGAAGAAGAACAGCGCGACGTTCCGGGGGTCGATATTGTCGGTGATCAGCGAACCAGTACGGGTCGTGGTCAAGGCCACGCTATCGTCCAGTTCCTTGACGCTCTCGTCGGAGTCGTAGTGATCGAGCGAATCCGACGCGATGGTCAAATTCATTTCCGGCGTATTGCCGATGTAGAAGAAGCCTGCGGGAGTGTAGGTCCCGGACACAAAGCGAGAAAAGTAGACCTTTCCGCGCCCAAGCGTGTAGTTTTTCGTCGCCATGATGCTTTCCTCGTTTTAGTGGCCGCGATTACTCTTAGTACGGGTCGGCCAAGTTTTCCACCATATCTAAGGTGATCGTCAACCAAAAGTATGCCTTAGCCGAAATCTCATCGGGCGGACGAACGACACCCGCGCCGATTCGCAGTCCCGTAATGAAGTTCCCGAGCCCAAGGATACCGTCTTCGGGCTCGTCTGCATAGGCTTTGCGCTTTTCTATCGCCAGCCGCTTCTTGGCGTCCGCCATGAAGTAATGCGCTGGGTCTGTAGGGTTCGTTGGGTCGTCCTCGACGAACCCTTGGAGCATCAATTCCCAACCGCCAGACGAGAACTCGCTGTCCGTGGGAACCGCATCTTGATCGAGCGGTATCGGGACTTCGAGAATGGAGAGCAAGGGCAGCGGATCATTGTCGCCGAAAATCACCCGACCGCGATAGACGTGATCGTTGGTGTCCGTGGCGTATCCGTTGGCCGTGGTGATCTCTTTGAGCACGTCCGTGAGGTTCGAGAGTATCCGAAGCCGGAGCGGGATCGTCGTCGTCATCCAAAGACCTCCAAGAGCCGCAGAAACTCGTCGCTCAAATCGTCGACCAAGCTGGGAGCGAGATCGCTGGCCACACCAGACCCATCACGCGCTCGGAAGACCTGATCTACGGACGGACCATATAGCAGGTAGAGCCCTTTATCCAGTCGACGAACCTCGGCCTTGTTGCGGATCGTCTCGCCGGCCCGGAGCCGGATCGCCAGCCCGAGATTGTACTTCGTATCTACGTCGGCGCGGCCCTGCGGGAGCTTAATCAGGAATGCCCGACGCATGAAACGGACCTTGCCCGGCGTCACTTCGATACTTAGACCATGGCCGCGCTTGGGGTTTCCCTGTACAAATCGAGCGAGCGACGTTGATCTGGCCCGTGCAGTGATCTTGCCCTGAAGCTTATCTGCCGTGGCTTGCTCAGAAACGTAGAGCCGCTTCTGACCGGAGGAAACATAGCTGGCCGGGAAATTGATCTGCTGCCGAATGTCGCGGGCCACGTCGACCCGGCCGTCCCGCGTAACCTTGTTGATTGCTCTGGCGGCCGCGAGGCGAATGCGCCGATCCGCGCCGTCGAAGGACTTCAGATCGGCCAAGCCATCAACGATTACCGCCCAGCTATCACCCATCGGGGAGAATTTTTCCGGCTAGCTGCGCCGCCGTCATCGGGGCACATTGCGCCGTTTGGGTCAATCCGTCGACCGGTTCTGTCTGCCCGATGACATACCCTTCATCCTCGGAGATGACGACGTAACCGCCACGGGGCGGGTTGTCGACCTCTTCGCGCAAAAAGAGTACACGGGGCGCTTTGTCTTCGGTCTCAGCGTAGTTGAGGTTGGTCCCCTTGAGGTCGCCTTGCTGAAGCCACTTCGTATGCACACGGACGTGTACGGTCCCGACGTAGGTCACCGGGTTCGAGTAATAGGACGCCGGGACCCGCATGGCGTCATGCAAAGCCCGGCGTGCCGTATTTTTGATGTCCCGAAGGCTCATCAGATCAGTTCTTCCCCGTCATCGTCGTCGGCGTCGTCATCGTCGTCGGCGTCTTCAGCCTTGACCGGCGCGGCGAGGAACGTCTGCTTGTCGGCGACCAGCATCTTCGGCCAGTTGTCCGGAACCACGATGTTGTTGGCCTTGACGTAGGCGTCGAGTGTCTTTCCGGTCATCTTCGAGAAGTCAACGGGCTTGGGCTCTTCGTCCTTCGGCTTTTCGGCCGGAGGCTCAGCCCGAACCTTGGCCTCGGCGACAGCTTCAGGATCGCTGGAACGAACGGCCGCGCCGAGGGCTTCGAACTCTTCACATTCAGTCTTCCCGGAGGGGAGCTTCGCAGAGTTGTCGGCCTTGAACCGCGCCCCGGACCGGATGATCTGGATTTCGGGCTTCACGGCCGGCAAACCGGCCGCCTTGTCGGCGGGTTTGCCGGGCTTGATGGTACGATGGATGACCGTCTTGGCGATCATTGTAACCTGAGACATGAACTTTCTCCGTCTGGATGGGTGGTCTTAAACGCAATGCGGGGCGGACCGTTAGGCCCGCCCCGTCAGAATGCTCCGGCTCCGATGTCCTCGTCAAGCACCGGGGCCGACTAGGGCCGCGTCTAGGCTTAGGCGACGACGCGGGCGCGAAGAGATACGTTCGGGTTGACCGGGACCATCAGCGGCGCGCTCTGCGTCATGATGAAGGTCGCAGACGGGTCCTCGTTGTCCCACATTTTCGGGAACATGGAGAGAGGCTGGAACCCGGCTTTGGTGTCTTCGATGGCCCCGAAGCAACGAACGCCCTGGATGCCCGGACCGGTCAGAACGACATCGCGAGGGTCCATGAACGGCGTCACCGACCCGTCCTCGGCATGATAGTAATCCGAGTAGACGTAGATTTCGGTCGTGCCGTTGATCGTCCCGACCTTCTCGACATCCAGCCCTTCACGAACGCCGAGGTTCATGGTCAGGCCGTTGTTCGACGTGCGGAGATCGAGACCCAGCAAGCCGCGAAGCTCGGTATCGGCCCGCATGACTTCCCACGCGTCCGCACCGACAGTCAGTCGGTTGGACGGGCCGCCGAACTTGGCCCGACGCATGAGGGTCTTCCACGACTCCACGTTGTCGACGATGGAGACCCCGGCGTCACCCCACCGAGCAGACGCGCCGAGGGTGATCGAATGGGCGGCATCGCGCTCGAAGTCGATGACCGTGGTCGGATAGGCTTCACCTTCCAGCGTCACCGAACCGTAGAGGATTGCTTGCCCAGCCAACCATTCCCAGCGACGCTCGATGGCGCGACGATGCTGACGCATGATGTCCGCGACGATGGCGTTGTACCGCTGCTGAGGCGTCCAGTTGGTGTTGGTGTTCAACTCGCCCAGACCAGCGGCACGCTGGATCATACGCGAAGCGGACACCGCGTCCTTCGGCTTCACATAGGCCGGTTTCACGCGGCTCAGACGCTCAGCCGCCGAATAGATCGGACGGCCCTGCGCGGTCGGAACCACGAGGGGGGCCAACTTGCGCTGGTCGGTCAGCTTCGAAAAGTCGATGTACTCGTCCGTGAAGTTGACCGTGTTGGGGAAGGCCAGATTGAGCCAGTAATTCGACGGCGGAGTCATTGCCTGCTCATCACGCAGGACGCCGAGCAACGTCGCAGTGCTGTAGATGGTCGTTCCGATAGTCATTGTCATTGTCCTCGCATGTTGAGCGGGCGCGGTCAGATCGCGGCGTTAAACCGCGATGCTGCCGTCACTGAAATTGGGCTTCGAGACCAGAATGCCCGGATTGAGGGAGCCTTCGAAGGCCGCCCGTTTGGCCTCGTCGGTCTGCCACGAAGCGTCCCAATTGAGGGCGTCCATGTTCCAGTGACCGTCCACGTAAATCGGGACGGACATCGACTCGCCGTTTGCCAAGACCATCGGCGACGCAAGGATGCCGTAGGGCTTGATATCGATATCGTCGTCGCCGCCCGTGAGGGTGGCACCGGAGACGGCGATGTTCGTGCTGGCCTCGGCCAGCGTGATCGCGTTGCCTTCGTCGCCCGCGTTGAGCGCGATGACGGTAACGACGGCCCCGGAGACGGTAGCCCGGACATCGGTGTTGATCGTAGTGGCCGAGCCGAACAGCGTCCCGGCGCTCGCGGCCGTGGCGTTGATGGCGGCCGCCAGATTGACGGCGGTCGCGGCAAGATCGGCACCGATCAGAACCTCGTCCGCCGTGGCGGCGACAGTGGCCTTGAAGGTGTAGACCCGACCGTTGACGGTGACGGTATCATTCGCCGCCGGAACGGCCACCGAGAACGTGACCGTTCCCGTGGCCGAGCCGGCCGCCGCCCCGAGGACAGCGAGCGCGAGAACACCCGCGATCAAGCTGACGACGGAATAGATCGGAAGGTCGAGATCGGCCCCGGCCGTAACCGTACGCGTAACCGTGCGCGCGGGGCCATCGCCGAAACGCGGCTCTCCTGCGTTGCCCCACGACTCAGATTCGAAGCTGGCGATTCCCGGCTTCCCATGGGGGATAGTGTTGTCCTGTGCCATGTGTTTGGCTCCCGTTCAGTTGCAGACTACGAGGACAGTCCCCTCGTGACTAGATGACGCTTACGCGACCTTGGTCTTGCGACCGGTCTGGCCGACGTAATCGGCGAGGATCGACGCCGACGCCTTGGTGTCGCTGTCGGCATTGTCGTTGCCGTGGTCGTTGGCGCCGACTTCCGGATTGTCGTGCTCCATCGCGGCGTCAAACGGCGTCTTTCCGGTCGCCTCGGTCGCAGTGGCGGTAATGGCGGTAGTGGTAGTCGTGGTGACCGCATCGGCCTTCTCTTCCGGAAGATCGGAGAGGAACGCCTTGGCCTGATCGAGCGACATATCGGTATTCATCGCGCACGACATTGCGGCTTTCGGTCGCGCCTTGCCTTCGTCGCTGGCGAGGATGGCCTTGATGCGGCTCTTCTCGCCGACCGCGCCGGCTTTGGTAGCCTCAGCAACAGCCGTATCGTTGGTAGCCTTGGCCACGGTATCTTCAACGGTGGGTTTTTCAGTCGCCATGTTCTCATCCTCAGTTGGTTCGGCGTCTCCAACAGCGAAGAGCGCCATTTCATCTTCGAGAGCGCCGAGGCGATCTGCGAATCCGATGTCGATGGACTCCTGCGCGTCGTAGGTGAGCGCTTGTGTGTCCCTCACGGCTTTTTCATCCATGCCCCGATTTCGCGCAACAGTCGAGACAAAAACGCCGTAAATCTTATCGATTCGTTCCTGAATCCGAGATTTTACACTCTCGGGAAGCTTTTCATAGGGATTGCCATCGACTTTGTGCGCCCCGGCGAAAATGAACGTGACCTTGACGCCCCAATCCTTCAGGGCTTCGCTGAACTCGACGTGCGCCGTCACGACGCCTACCGACCCGGCTCCGCCGGACCGTGTGATGCTGATGTCGCCGGGCGCGGTCGCGAGAGCGAACGACGCCGAATAGCCGTGATCCGCGATGAAGGACTGCATGGGTTTCTGGCCGCGCGACGCATAGATCGCGTCGACTTCCTCAAAACACCCGGCCGCCTCGCCTCCGGGACTGTCATGGATGTAAGCGATCCGCTTGACCATGGGATCGACCAGTCCACGCTTGCGGGCCATTTCGAGATACTTGTAGCCCGTAGCCCACCGGCCGAGTTGGTACGGGAACCGGTTGAGCAAGACACCCATGACCGGGATTTGTAGCGTCCCGGTTACGTCGACGTTGTACGGCCGCACGCGGGCCTGCCAACTGTCGGGATCGGTCGGCCAGAAGTTATCGTCCTCCGACGCTGCCGAGATGCTTCCCAGCATCTCAGCCGCATGCTCGTGCGCGAGGACATGCAGTATGCTCGCTTGGAAAAGCTGCTGACTGTTCGCCGACACCAAGAGCGGATTCTGCGTGACCTGTTCGAGCAAAGGCTGTGGATTAGCCATTGGCTGTCCCCGTGTTGTCATCGCCGTTTCCGGTATTGTCGCCGCTGTTGGGATCGCTCGGCGTGCCGGAGGCAGCGTTGATCGAATTGTCCTGCTGAAGCTCGATCCCCCTGCGCTCGCGTTCGTTGCGCTCGCGTTCCAACTGCTGATAGACCTTCCGCCAGTCTTTTCCAAGCCGGGCGAGTTCGTCTTCGTGCGTAGACAGGCCGAACTTGATCCGAAGGACCGCCGCCTGCGTTTCCTTCAGTTCGTCGATCTGACCGCGCGACGCGCCAGTCCAGTCGCACTGCGCCAACGCCTCGAACATCATGTTCTGATAGCCGTTGGTGTAGAGCATCCCGGCCTTCTTCGTCGGGAACGTCGACAGTTGGTTCTTGTTGATCGCCTCTTCCAGCCAGAGCCGGTAGATCGCCGTCGCGAACGCATCCGCGACAAGCTTCTTCCGCGACTGCATGAACTTCCACGTGTTCGCCATGGCGGCGCGCGCGGACGAATAGTTCGTCTTCGTATAGTCGCGAGACAGTTCCTCGTAGGACACCCCGAGCGACGCCGCGATGTACCGGATCAAGGACTGTTCGAAGTCCTGACCGACGCCACCGGGCGTGCCGGCCGGCGTCAGTTTGAGCTTAGTTCCCGGGAAGAGATGCGGGATTTTAACCCCATCGATCTTCATGTGCTTAGCGGAGCCGATGTACTCGCTGATCGCGCCGAGATAGGCTTCCGCATAGCTCGTCACGGCCTCACCAATTTTGATGTTGCCCGAACCAAGCTGCTGATAGACCTGCTCGCTCGGAAGCTCCGACTCGATGCTGGCCGCGTACATCGCGTTGACCACGGCGTTCTGCAACGTGACATCGCGGAACTTCCGGGTGATGGCGATTTCCTTCAGCCCGGCAACCATGTCTGACACCGCACGGGTCTGATCGATCCGCATCTGTTCGCGGATGTAAATCACCTGCTGGCGGCCCCATGGCTTGTAGAACGGCACTTCGCGATAGCGGTCCGCGTTCCCGATAAAGGTGCCGAAATCCTGTGGATGCCGGATACGGATATATGCCGACTGCGGCGCACCGAAGTCGTCGTGCCGGATGCCGCCGCGCACGAGCGAGTCGTTCATAAACTCTGCCGGCGTTCCGAGGCGGTCGCAGTCGATCATCTGGATCGCCGTGTTGAACTCCCGGCCTTTCTCGCGACGCCACTCGGCGGTTGCAAGAACCTCGCCGCCGCCGACGTAGACGCCGACCGCGAGCCGGACCATGGCTGTAAACGTATTGGTGCGTGCGGCGTCGAGCCATTTGTGGGGGCTCTCAGACCAAAGCATAAACTTCGCCTCGGCCTCTTGCTGAAACTCTTGCGCCCACGTCTCGTCGAGCCCTTTGCCGAGTACGTCGGTGACCGGCTTGGCGTTGAGGAAGTAGACCGACCCGACGATGGCGTCCTTGTGGATCGTCGCGCCGCCCTGAAGGTACGCGTCATTCCGCAAGCTGTCCCGCGTCCGAGCGTCGAGCGTGTCCTTTTCCGGGAGCATATCCAGATCGGCGGATTGGCGCGGCGGGTCCCACGAGGCCAACTGCTTGTCGAAACGAGCCGCCCCGTCGTACGCCCCGCCGAAAGCCATGGGCTTGGCCGCGCCGCCGACGAGAGCTTCGATGTCCTCGGCGATCTCTTGTTCGATGTTTCGTGCTAGAACCATACTGAAAGCGGCCCCGTAACTGTGGTCTTTCCGAGCGCCACCCGCAATTCCGAGATGTACGCCCGCAAGCGACTCGCGTTGCTCTGCGTGTACTCGATTCGTTCGCCGTTCTGGTCGACGAATACCTTGGCCGATTGACCGAGGATAAGCTGATGCAACGCGACCTCGGCCTCGGCCAAGCGCGTTGTGTAGGTTGCTCGGTCTGCGGCGGAAAGCGTCATGCCTATCCCCTATGCGAGACTTGAAGCCAGATCGGACAAGCTGGTTTTGGGCTTTTCCTTGGCTTCAAACGGTTTGGTCTTCTCGACCGGATCGAAGACGAGATCGTTCACATCCCACTCTTCGGCCCACCCCGGAGGACTCTCCCACGAAAGATGCTCCAACCCGATATGCCGCGTCAACGTCGCCGCGAGGTAATAGACGAGAAGGTCCCATGACTCATTACGATAATGCCGAGGATTGAGCCAGCCTTTATTCGGATCGCGGACTTCCACGGTCAACTCGGTGTAGAAGTTGTCATCCAGCCATTCCGGGAAGTTGATCCGTCCGCCCGGCTCTTTGCGGTCGAGCATCTTGTCGAGCATGTCTTTGAGCGTGTTGGTGTTGAGCGAAAGAACCGGAATTTCCCCGCGCGCGCCGGCTGTCCGGTCACTCCGTTGGCTGTCGGGATAGGTCAACCGAATGCGTGGGGCCGTCTTGACGGAACCACCCTTGAGCAACAAGAACCGATTCGCCAGACCGTCTTCCCAGACGTACGGCGCGGCGTCCTCGCCCTCTTCCGGACCCTTGCGAAGCCAGCGAACGAAGTCGTAGGCATTGCTGGTGAAACCCTCGGAGCCGCCGGAGTCACCCACCGTGAACTTGATCGCCATCCGGCGGCCCGATCCGTCCATCAGCGGATATGTTTTCAGCAAGACCTCTTCCACCAATAGCTTCCAGTCCTCGGGATACGCGCCGGGGTTCACCCACAGACGCTCGCCATCCTCGTCGAACCGCTTGGATTTCTTGATCTCGAAACGGTCGACGATCCACACGTCGCGACCTTCGCCAGTCCCGTGGACCTGCACGACGAAGCGGTTCTTCTGAAGGTCGATGGTTGCGATCAAGAACCGGACACCGGGGGGAACTTCCTTGAGGCCGAACGGTCGCGCGCGGCTCTTCAGTTCTTCCGGCACGCGCTCAGACGACAAAAGCTTCGGAGTGTAGGGGTGCCCTTGGTCCGTATTGACCGTGGTCTTCAAGGCTTCTTCGGACCCGGTGTTCTCGTATTCCTTTTCGGCCGTCAGATAGTTGAAGACCAAATCCTTCCACGAGAGGAACGACGCCACGGCCCCCTTCAACCAGAATGACGCGATGCTTGACCGGATCGCCGTCCCGGACATGGTATTGTCCGGCATCCAGAACTGGCCATCCTTCACCCACCGGGCCGACAGGTTCATCTCATATTTTCCGGGGAGACCGTCGGCCGGTTCGTGATGATAGTCGATCTCGCAATGCGGACACTTCATCGTCACCATCTCGGCGGCTTCCATGATGTCAGCCGAGTCTGGATAGCTCAAGAGATTGAAGTCCGGCTCGAACGGCTGACCGCATTCAACGCATCGCCAATACCAGCGACGACGATCCCCACGGTTGTACAACGCTAGGATACCTTTTGTCGGTGGGGCTTCATGCTTCGACCCGGACATCCACTTCGGATTGTCTACCGCGTAGCCGGGAGACGACTCCGCCACGCACATGCCGAACGACCCGAAGGTCGTGGCGCGCTTCTTCGCCAGATCGTACGGAGCCCCTTCCCCGTCGATGTCCTCGGGCATGCGGTCGTAGTCCGTCAACCATAGGCGCGGGATCGGCTTGCCGGACAGTTCGTTGATCGCTGGCCACGACAGCGAGAGCAGCATGCCGCTGATGTACTGCTTGTCGTAGGTGTTATCCGCATCCTTCCGGTGGATGAGTTTGCTGCCGACATCCGGCGAGTGCCGATGCAGTCGGTCAATACGCCGCATGGAGAAATCGCGAGCCGTGGTCTGACTCGTCTGCACGAGCATCATGTCGGCCGGATCACAGATGACCGAGTGAGCGACCCAATTCAAGAACACGTCGGTCTTGCCGCTCTGGGCCGGCCCGGCAAAGATCATTCCGGTGAACGCCGTATCGCTCAGCACGTCTTGTGGCTCGACGAGATATGGCGTTGTCTCGTTCAACCAGTCTCCGACATACGCGCCGGGGTTGTTGAGCTTGCGGTGCAACGCGGCGGCCTCGCTAACCGTCAGCCGCTCCGGTGGTCGAACGGCCTGCGCCGTCTGCACGATCATGTGCTCTAGGGAATTAAATGAGGTCTGCAACATCGTCGAAAACCTCTCTGGTTTCACCAAGCATGCCGGGGAGTTCCGACAGTTGCGGACCGGTCTGCTTCGCCGCCATTTGATCGACGAGCGCCTTGTAGATTTCCTCTTGGAGTTTGTCCGTGAGGACCAACAGGAGCTTCCGCTGTTCGTCCGAGAGGCCCTTCTGGCGGTCTATCGTATCCGCCCAGAGTTGGACCTGAAACTTGATCGTCTGGAAGGTGTCGCTCAGGGTCTCCCGCACCCGGTCGCTCCGCCACAAGTCGCCAGCGTTCTCTTCCCACTTTTGCCGTTTAAGCGCGGCGCTCCAAAAGCTGTCTTGGAAGGCCGACGGCAAGTCCGCCGGCTTCATGTTCTTCATGTACTGCTCGGGCGAGAGCGCAGGCTTGACGAGGAACTGGCAGGCCGTAGGGAGATGGTAGACGTATCCCGCCTTCCGACGATGCAACGGCGGACAATCAGCAAGCTTGGCCTTGACCGTCTTTGGGTCCATGCCGAAGACCTGCGAGAGCCACGAGACCGTCACGCCGGCCATCATGTCTTCGACAAGCGGCCCTGAGCCGGTCTTCATTTTCCGGGTCGAAATAAGATCGTCGAGCACCGCGTCTTTGGTCCGTTTGCCCTTCGGCGGAACGGCTCCTACGAGGTCGTCGATGTCGGCTTGCGCGTCACTCATGATCCTACCGTGTACACTCTGGTCTCTCGATTGTCACGCAGCCACTTTCTTGAGGCGTACGCGCACTGCATCCGTAATGCTGTCTTGCGTCGCTCCACGGGCTTGGAGTGCCCACAGCGCAACTTCATCCATGGTGCCCTCGGCGATAATCTGATGCAAGAACACTTTATCGGCCTTTTGCCCGGACCTATGCAAGCGCTTCATGAACTGCCGGTAGAGTTCCAAGCTCCAAGTCAGGCCATACCAGACTGCGATATTCGACCCGTGCTGGAAGTTCAGCCCGTGACCCGCGCTCGCCGGATGGGTGATCAAAAGCTCGATCCGCCCAGCGTTCCAATCGCGCATGTCGTTCTTGGTCTCGCCGTACATGCGAGCGAACGGGAAGCGCTTCTTTATCGCGCCAATGTCGAACTGGTAGGAGTAGGCCAGAAGGATCGGCCGGCCCATGGCCTCTTCGACGATGCTCTCAAGGGCGTCCAGCTTGTGATCGTGTATCCGGATTGACTCCCTCGGGAGCTTGCCGCCAGTCTCTTCGTCGAGCTTGTCGCCGAGGTACATCGACCCGTTGGCGAACTGCAACAGCTTGCCGGTCAGGATGCCCTTGTTGACCGCTTCGATGACCTCTTCGTCGCCAGCCCCGTTCTTGACGATCATGGCCGCCTCGCGCTCGAACGTGCGATAGCGGTCCATCTCTTTGTGCGTGAGCTTGACCTTGTGATCGACGATGTTCAGCGGCGGCAGATCGAGATAGTCTTCTTCGCGCAGGCTGTAGAACACGTCCCCGAGACGGGACATGATCTCCCGCTCGGAGTGGTCGAACGGCTCGACGCCATAACCGTCGCGCGACTTCCGGAACCAGCGATCCTTGTACTTAGTGATCGACTTCCCGAGGCGATACCCAAGGTCGATAAGATAGATCGGCCCCCAGAGATCGATGAGCCCGTTCGGCGAGGGCGTCCCGCTCAACTCAACCACACGTTTGAACTTGAACCGCATGCGACGGAGGACGCCGAGTTCCGTCAGTCTCTTCGGCGGGACCGTTCCGTCCGCTCGCGGCTTCGGCTTCGTCCGCTTCGCGCCGCGCTTCAGTCTGCTCGCCTCGTCGTAGATGAGCATATCGAACTTCCAGCCACGGACTCCGATGGTGCGCTGAAGCCAGAGTAGGTTTTCCCGGTTGACGATGGTTAACTGCGCCGGTTGATCCAGCGCGGCCCGCCGCTCGGCTTCCGTCCCCGTCACAATCCGATAGGTGAGTTCTCGGGCGAACCCCCACTTGGCGATCTCTTCCGGCCACGTCTCTTCCGCGACCCGGAGCGGGGCGACGATCAAAACCTGCGAGATGACCCCCGCGTCGATAAGCACTTTGGCCGCCCAAAGCACGGCCGCCGTCTTCCCCAGCCCCATCTCGGCCCCAAGGAACACGTCCTGCTTGATGCAGAGCCGGGCCATCCATTTCTGGTACTCGCGAAAGTCCTCATAATCGAGGCTCGTAGCCGGCGGCCCGTAGATGAGTTCGATGGCTTCGAGGTCGTGCAAGAACCGGGGTTGCTGGTCCGCTATACCGTAAACCAGTGTCGCGGCCTCGCGGTCGGACCGATTGGCAAGGCGGGTGAAAGCCGTCGAGTGCAGCATCAGTCGAGCCCGAGAATACGCAACGCCTCGGATACCGTGTCGCAGACATAGACCTCCGCCCCGGCTGCACGCATTCGCTCGTGCTCCAACTTCTGGGAAAGCCGGGCGACCTCCCCGTAGTCCTTGAACTCGATCCAGACCGTGCGTCCGCCCTTGATGAACAGCCGATCCGGCGCGTCACGACGGCCGATCCAACCGACTTTTCGAACGAACCAGCCGGCACGTTCGGCACGCTTGACGACAGGCATCTCGACGGCGATCTCGACCATTGCTCAATCCTTGATGAAGATTTTGGAAATGAAACCCGCCGACCCCAGCGGCAGGCCGGGAGCCCAGTCGATAGGCTCTTCCAGACACTCTTGGAGTATCTTCAACTTCTCGTCCGCTCGGTTCTCCTTGACCAAGGCCACCAACTGATCGTGGACGTGAATGCGTGTGCTCAACCCGCGTACCTTGGCTCGAACCATGGCGACCGCGAGAATATCCCGAGCGATGGCTTGGTCCGCGTTTTCTGTCAACTTGCCCGGATGGGTTGAGTTCCGAACCCACTGCTTACGGTCGTTCAGTTCCTCGTAGGTGATCGTCGGCTTGATCGCGCCCCACGGCGTCTTGACATCCTCGATCCTCGGCCGGCAGTAGTGAAGCGCCCGACCGGACGGCAGGATCATGCGCATGAACGGACCCTTGCGGTCGAACCGCAACAGACCGAACTCGACGGGCTTGCCGGTTCGGATGCACTTCTTCGCCGCGCGCTCGATATCGTACCAGTAGTCCTTGACCTCGGAGAACTCACGCCTGAAGGTCTCGACCGACAGCTTCGATTGTTCGACCGTGAACTCTCGAATGCCCATGTTCCACGCGTATCCGAGCAACCCGGTAGCTTCCTTCTCGCCGGTCTTCCAGTTCGTCCGTTCCTCGCCCGGTCCGAGCATGTAGCCGCAGCCCAGCGTGCCCGGCTTCGCGATCTTGCGCTTGAGCCCGTCGCCCGCCTCGTAATCCCGCAACAGCTTGTCGTATGGCGTCTCGTACAGGTAGACCGCGAAGCTCAAGTACGGGTCGCGGTTCATGCGGAAGACCCGAAGGATTTTGTCGCACCCGGTCATCCAACCGAGGACGCGATTTTCGATGGCGTTGAGATCGGCGTCAGCAAACACCATTCCGTCGGGAGCCTGCGCCGCCGGACGCACCCCAGCGGCGACCAAATCCATCGGCTTCTCGTAGATGAGTTCAAGCGACTCCGCGTCGCAGCGTTCGAGGTTCTTGACGTGCGTGACGATGCCCTTCTCAAGCGCCTTGGTCGGCTTCACGAGATTTTGCGGTTGCCACAGACGGCCGCCCCAGCGCCACGTCCGAGCCGCCCCGGCGAACTGGAAAGCGTAGCGCAACATTCCGTCGTCACCGACCGCTCGCGCCAGCGCATGAAACTTCTTCGGACTCGTCTTGCTGGCCTCACTCCGAAGCTCCAAGACGCGCTTCAAACGCTTGTTCTTGACGTAGCTGGTCCTGAAGTTGTCCCCCCAATGCTCCGGAGGATCGTCGCAGTATTCCAGCGCGCGCTCAACGTGCCCCTTCTTCAGATCGTCAAACGGATAGCCTTGGTCCTGAAGCCACGGAAGCAACTGCGTCCCGGAGTTGGCGTTGTCGAGCCCGGTGATCTCCTGCATTTCCTTGAGGCGATCTTCGACCATGGTCTCGTAGACCGCGATGGCGTTCCGCACCAAGTCCATGTTGATCGGAATGCCGTCCTCATTGATCTCTTGATCGAGATGCCAAAGCGCCCATTCCTCTTCGGACGGCATATAGCGCTTCAGCCGGTGCCAGATGCCCCGTTCGGCCGTCTCGTCCTGATCGTTGTAGGCCAGATAGTCGATCCAGTCCGAGTACGCCTCATACCACAGGAAATGCCGTTTCCTGCCGCCCCGCTTAGGTGAGTACGGCGACGAGAACTTCCGCATGAGCACGCGGCCGCGCGAGTCTTTCAACTGGTTCTCGGGCAGGTCCACAACCGGCCCGGCCTTTTCCAGCTTGCCGGGAAGCGAGCACGTGAGCGCAAGGACCATCGTGTCGCGCCAAGACTCGGTCGGCGTCCGGAGCTTCAGGACGTGCCGGGCGATGTTGATTTCGAAGGGGGCGTTCCACGCCCATTTGACGACGTGCGGGTCTTCGAGCGCTTCCTGTAGATCGTATGGCATGTCCTCGCCCTCGGCGGGAGACCACTGGCGCTGCTTCACGTCGTTGAGCGACCATGCGCCCATGAGGACTTCGGTAGACGGGTGCCGAGCATAGCGCCCGACCCCGACCGATGGCAGGTCGAGTTCACTGTAGGTTTCCCAATCTATATGAACCCGATCCTGCGACATCGGTCCTCGCTAGGCGTCAGACGAGATCGTCATCGTCATCATCGTCGCCGATGGACCCTTCGTCGCCGACCATATCGTCGTCGAACTTCTCGTTCGGGTCGACCGGCGCGGCCCCGAAGGCTTCGCCGTCGCGAAGGAACTGCACCACTTCGAGACTGGCGTTCAGACGCTTGCCGTGCTCGTTGTTCTGCACCCAGAGACGTACCAGCGCATTGACGTAGCAGCCCGAGTAAGGACTGTTGGTTCCACCGGCCTCGGCCTCGACCCACTTGCCGTCCTTGCCCTTGCGATTAGTGATAATCTGGGGCTTCCGGGCGCTGTTGGCCGCCAGATAGTAGCTGCCCTCGTACCCGTCCCAATCCTCAAGATCGCCATCGCGAAGGCAGACGCGATCCGGCTTCAGCTTCGGCCATTTGGCCTCATTCTCGCCGAACTCTTTGACCTTAGCGTCATGGGCCGCCTTTTTGATCTTGTCCATGTTCTGCTTGGCGAGCGGGGTTCCCTTTTTCATGAGGAACCGGGCCTGATACGACCCCTTGATGACCTCTTTGGTCACCGGATCGGTACGCGGCTTGCTCGGCTCGAAAATGTGAGCGAACGAGAGCCTGACATCCTTCAGGATCACTTCGCCGATGACGGTATCGGTATTCGTTGCCATGGTGCTACTCCTAGCTGCTCGGCTCTTTCATAAGGGTGTCGAAACGATCTCCGACAGGCGTCAACGCAGGCCGCTTGTCGGTGATGGGCACAAGCTCTGGTCTCGGCTCGCCGTACAGCACGTGCCGCTTGAACCGTTCGTTATACGTCGGTTTCCCGACCTTCTCTTCCACCTGCGTCGGCGAAAGAAGCTTCTTCGTCCACGCCGCTTCGCCGAAGTTGCGAACGAGCGTGGGCTTGGTCTTGTCCTCGTCCTTCCACTTGCGCGGTGGACTGCGCCCGGACACGAGCTTGAGCCCCGGCGTCGGCCGACCCTGCATTGCGTCCTCGTAGGCTTCCGAATGCAACGTCTCAAGCCAGCGCGTGAACATGGCCTTGTGCTCAAGGATGTAGGATCGCTGCTCGGGCGTGAGGGCGCTCGGCTTCAGTAGTGGTGGCTTGCCCCCGATGTCGGCAAACTCACTGATCTCGTTAAGCTTCAGGTCGAACAAGTCGACGATATGCTCGGCGTGCGCCTTGCACGTGTTGAACTTCGCCGCTCGGCACATGCGACACTGCTTCGCGCCCGGCGTACATTTCGCGTCGACTTCCTTAGTCGCCTCGGCGTCGATAGTGATCCGGTGCCCCTCGGCCAGCAATACGGCCATGGTGGTTGTCCACGTGCCGCCGCCGCCCAACGCTCTCGGTTGCTCGATCACGAGCGTGACTTCAATCTCGGCCGGGTTGACGCCGGCAAACAACACTTCAGCAACCGTATTCCAGAGCCCAAGACCATAGAGGATCAACTGGTCATTCCAGAAGGGCGACACGGGGATGCCCTTGCCGTATTTCCAGTCGTAGACGATCATCCATTTTTCTGAGACGTTCACGATCCCCGCGTCGGTCGTGCCGTACTCACCGTCCTCGTCTTCCAGTTCCGTCAGATCAGGTGACCAATCGTGCCCGAGCCACGGCGTCAAATCGACGCGCGTCTCGACAAAGAGCTTCGATCCGGGGACCGCTGCGCAGTCCCGCAAGTAGTCGAGCCCATAGAGCATGTTGTCGGCCATCTCACGGTCGAAGAGCAAGACGCCGTGATCCTCGACCTCCATGGGCGCTCCGACGAAGACATAGGGGTCGATGCCGATTTCTAAGCAAAGCGCGGCGTACTCGTGAAACACCGTCCCCTCAGCCGCATAGACGGTACTCTCGTTCGGAAGCCCGGCTTCCTGATTCGGCGCGTCGGAACACTTCCGCCAACGATGGGCGGACGACGGCGACAATCTCGAATGTTGACCGGGCATATATGCTCAACTTTCGTTGGGGAAGCCGCCGGAACCGAGGCTCCGGCGGCTCCGCCTGTCAGAAGCGTGGACTGATATCAGACGAGGGCGTCGTCGTCGTCCCCGCCGCCGCCTTCGCCGAAATCGGGCTCTTCGCCGTTGACGTAGGACTGAAGGAAGCTGAGGGCTTCATCGAAGTCGCTCTCGTCGATCTCCGTCGCCTTAGCGACGCCATAATGATCGATGATGGCCTTGACGTTCGCCTTCCGTTCCTTGCGCTCGTCCGCGTCCTTCACGCCAAGATACGCACCGAAGGCTTCGGCGATGTCGTCGACCGTCTTCTTCTTGCCGGTGGGCTTGCCGGTGGGCTTGCCGCCGGTAGCCTTGCCACCTGCGGGTTTCGAGGCCGTGGTCTTGCCGCCCGACATCTCGATCATCTTCTCGATGGCGGCCGTGTTGGCCTCAAGAGCGGCAGTCAGCCGTTCCATTGCTCCGTCAGACATAGTGTGGGTTCCTCATGCGGATTGCGTTCGGTCTCCGGCTGTCCCGGAAACTTCCGTCTTGATGCCGCAAACTGATGGGGTTGTCAACATGACGTTGCGCATGTATATCAAAATCACAGATCGTGGAGATCGAAGATATGCCCGTTTTTGCCAACCCAGAAGACGCTCCGAGCGAATTGCAGCGGCTTCTCTTGACGGCTGTTCCCGTGAATGCGCACGGCTACAAGTCAATCCTGCACCTGTCGAAGCTGCTGGGCGTCTCCCGGTGGTCGATCCAGAAGTGGATCATGAACGAGAAAATCCCCCCGCATCGTGCCGTGGATGTCGTCGACATCTCTGAGGGCCGGGTCAGCTTGGCCGATTTTTCGCGTTTCATCTACAAGCCCTAACGCTTGTCATCCTCGGGGACTGGGGGCTACCGTCCTCGTTCCTGACAACATCATGATTCTTGAGCCCGAAAGTGCTGACTCGGCACGCAGGTTCAATCCGCCGGGACCGAGGGACTTATGGGGGCCAACGACAAGTTCATCATCCACTACTCCGAAGGCCGGGGGCGAAATCTCGCCAAGGCCAAGAACCGGACAATTGGATGGGGGGCCTTCCGCAAACTCTTCCTCGAACCCACCCGGACCAAAGAGCGCTTCAAGCAATATCTGAAGATGAGCACGGACGAACAGGTCCGGCTCAAGTCCATCGACGGCTGGGTCTACCGGACCCACGTCGAAGATGGCGTTCGCAACGCGCACTCAGGCTTACCGTCCGATCTGGTCACGCTCGATTTCGACTACGCGACCCCCGAGTTCTGCGATCTGATCGAGATGGGCCTGATCTGCCCCAGCTTCGAATACTTCGTCCATAGCACCCGCCGGCACACCGAAGAGAAGCCCCGGCTCCGCGTCTTCGGTCTGCTCGAACGACCCGTAACGAACGACGAGTACGGTCCGCTCTCCCGCATCATCGCCAAGATGTTCGACCCGGACATGCGCATGATCGACAAGGTGTCGTTCCGCAAGGCGCAGATGATGTTCAAGCCAACGGCGAGCGCCGACGGCGACTGGTTCTTCCACGCGAACGAAGGCTCTAGGTTCGGCCCGGACGCGATCTTTGAGCGCTTTGAGCGTGAGATCGGCGACTGGCGGATCATCTCGAACCTGCCGCACGTCGAAGACGAGGAAATCCGCGAACACGCCGACAAGGCCGAAGACCCAACGTCGAAGAAGGGGCCGGTCGGAGACTTCTGCCGAGCCTACGACGTGATCGAGGCTATCGAGCGCTTCGAGCTTCCGTACGAGAGCGTCGACGATAACAGCGAGAAGCCCCGCTACACCTACACCCTCGGCACCACGTCGAGCGGAGCCGTAGTCGAAGATGGCGGCCTCTTCCTCTACTCGCACCACGGCTCCGACCCCTGCGCGGACATGCTGGTCAACGCCTTCGATCTCGTCCGCATCCACAAGTTCCACGATCTCGACAAAGACACCGAACCCGACACCCCGATCAATCAGTGGCCGTCCTACAAGGCCATGGTCGAGTTCATCTCGGACGATCCGACCTACAAGAAGCAACAGGCGCAGTCGAAGTACGACATGGCCGCGATGTTCGACGACGTGATGGACGACGACGACATCGAATACGATGACGACGACGAAGACCTCGTGGGTGACCCGAACGACATCCAAGCCGACATCGACGATCTTGTTGGTAGGCCGACGCGAAAATCCGACTCGGGGGCGGCTTCAGCCGCGTCGTCGGGTCCATCCGAACCGCCCTACCAGCGCCGGAAAAAGCGCAAGCCCCCTGAAGGGTGGTTCCCCGGAGAGCTTGAATTGGACAAGTCCGGAAACATCATCCAGAACCTACCGAACGCCCAGATCATCATCCACAACGACCCGCGCCTTTTCGACGCCATCGCCTACGATGACTTTCTCAAGCGCGTGGTAATCCGGCGCGACATCCTGTCCCGCATGGAGACCGTCCCGGCCGCGCACTGCCGCGACAAGGTACGTGGGGACATCTGGCAGGACTTCCACGACTACACCGTCCGCTCGATCCTCGCCGCGCCCAACGGCACCGGCAAACGCGGCTACGGCATGGACAAGCTCGCCGAGCGCGATCTGGCCGTCGCGGTCCACCTGACCGCCATGCGCAATCTCTTCCACCCGATCAAGGACTACCTGAGTTGGGCGGCCGACGAGATCACGTGGGATGGCCACCAGCGCGTAGAAACGCTGTTCGTGGACTATCTAGGCTTGGAGGACACTCCCTACGCCCGCGAGACCGCCAAGGCCGTTCTGGTCGCCAGCGTCGCCCGCATTTTCGAACCGGGCCACAAATTCGACTTCGCCCCGGTCCTCCAAGGGCCTCAAGGCATCCGGAAGTCGAGCTTCATCGAAACCCTCTACGGGACCGAGTATTTCGGGGAACTCACATGCAACCTGCGCGACACCCAGAAGATCGCCGAGACCATCGGTGGAATCTGGGGTCTTGAGTTCCCGGAACTGGCGTCCTTCTACAAATCCGACCACAACGACGCCAAGCAGTTCCTCTCCGCCAAGGAAGATCGCGTCCGCATGGCCTATGACCGCCGCGTCTCGCACTTCCCGCGACAGGCGACGTTCTGGGGCTCGACGAACGACAAGAAATACCTGAAAGACCCGACCGGCAACCGCCGCTGGTGGCCGCTGATCGTGACCGTCGGCTACATCGACACCGACCGGCTCGCCGCCGAGCGCCCGCAGATTTGGGCCGAAGCCGTCACGATCTACCGGGCCATGCGCGAGGACCAGCCGAGGGGCACCCTGCCGCTCTACCTCCGGTCTGAAGACGCCAAGGCTCTGGCCGACATGCTTCAGACCGACGCGCGGACGCGCTTGTTGTTCGAGGACTGGGCCGACGCCATCCAAGAGTGGGTCGACGCCCCGGTCAGCCTGCAACAAATGTGGAACGAGTACGGCGCGGACGAGCGCATGCCCGATCCAGACCGGTCCTTTGACCCCGACACCATCATGGTCCACCGTTGCGCCTTCCGGGTGAAGGACGCTGCCCGGATGGCCCTCGGGATCGACGACATCATCAAGAACGACCAGATGACCCAGAACCTTGACCGGGCCATCTCCCACCTGACCGAGTGGGACAACGAGCGCACCGTGACGGGCAATAAGAACGCAGTCCGGCGCTTCGGCGTTCAGGGCCGGTGGAAACTCCGGATCGGCGCGAGGGACGAAGACCTGATCCGGGGTTACGAGATCATCGAAGATGACCTCATCTGAAGCCATCAGGCATCTCACCCACATGATCGAGGTCCATGAGGCCGCGATCCGCCGGTCGAGCTTCGGGAGCGTCGGCGCGGTGCCCAACGAGAATTACCACCCGGCCGCCCGACATGCCGCCGAGCGCCCGCGCCTACCACCAGATGCTGGTTGAAGCCCTCCGGGTAGCGCTCGCCGCGCTCAGATGAGTTCCATCCCGTCACTGTCGGGGTCATAGTCGACGAAACCGGGCTCATATCCGTCCTTCACCCACCAGCGTCCCTGTACGCCGAAAATCATCCTCGCGGTGGTCTTCCCGGCCCAACCGTCGAGATGACGGATGAAATAGTGCAACCTCTCTGGGGAGACCCCGAGGCCGAGCGCTTTGATCGCGTCGGTAGACCGAAAACCGGTCCTCAACACGAGCCTGTCAAGCGGTTCGAACCGGCCGTAATCCCCCTCATAACCGATGCCGTACAGGTACTCGCTCAGGGGTGTAGGTGTGTCAACCCACTCCGCAATCGCTCGAAGGATCGAAATAGCCCCCTTGCGTGACAACCCCCCTTGGAACCCTGTCACGGCCAATAAACCCCCGCAATGCGGGCAACTGACGGTTTGGTGTGACATGGTAAGGACTTTCTCTCAACTTAGCTGGTGCTGCGCCAAATATAGGTCGTCAGGGTCGTACAGTCAACCCGTAGTATGCTGACGGTCAGCTTTTCCTTTCTCGACAACTTATTGCCCTGTCACCCCTGTCACACTAGTCACTTATGGTAGAAAAGCTATTTACTTCAATGCGTTGCTCTGTCGTGACATGGGTCGTGACAGGGGGAAATCCTTGAGAGCCTGTCATGAGAAAAATCTGTGTCTGTCAACCGAGGCGTCCGTTAGCAACCACGCTGGAACAAAGCGTGAATGATGTTCCCTATACGTTCACGAAAATTGTGCGCTACCGGGGCTCCGCGCACCC